GTAATAAATGTCAGAGCCTACAGTTACAGTTGAAGTCAACCATCCACGCAATGTCACCTGTCTAGTGTTGTATGGAAGTGTCAATCCACTTACAGCACTTGAAGTGTAAAGACCAACCGTCGGCGGGGATGACATGACCGCAGGAATAGCAGGGACGTTGTTAAGATTTGCTAAAGCCGTGAGTAATTTTTGCTTTGCTGGAATAACATTAGAGCCAGATGTTACGCGCCCTTTAGTATCAGTAGTAACTTGTGTGTAGGTTCCAGAAGTACCTGTAGCAACTAGTGTTGGGCTTGGATAAGTACCTGTTAAATCTCCACCAGAAGGTACAGCACCCGAAGGGGTTCCTGATAGAGTAGTCCATTGAGGACTTCCAGATACTTTTCCTAGTACCTGACCATCTGTACCACCAGAAGGTACTCCAGCACCTGGGTCTCCTTTGTCTCCCTTAACTCCTTGGGCAAGATAAACCCAGTCGGAGCCATTCCAATACTTAATTGAACTCATGCTGAACCCCCATCAATAGCGTCTTTGTAGGAAACATCACTAGGATTAACCCATAGTTGAGAAGTATCAGTTGGGGGTGAAGTAGAAATCTTTACGTTGTTCTGTTGGGTCAATGTCATTGAAATCCAACCACCTGCACCACTATTAGCGGTAGGTTCCCAGACTTTTAAAGCGGTCATGCTCCGCCTCCATTAATTATTGCATTGGAAACATTACTTAAATCATTTAACGCTAGTGTACCTGTTGTTATTGGAAGGTTTACTGTAGCAGTAATACCAGTACTTCCAAATGTACCCGCTTGTAAGATAGTTGATGAACCAGTTTGAGTAGCCCAGAACTTTTGAGTTCCCGCTGTGCCTCCACCGCTTCCAACAGAAGAGCTTGAAGCACTGACAGTTGTAGCCGTTACAGAAGTTGCAGTTACAGATGTAGATGTAACTGAAGAAGAGGTAACTGATGACGCAACAATACCACCTGTGTTGCTACGAATAACTAAAGCATTAATAACGTTAGCACTTGTAGCCGACACTCCACCCATTTGGATAGTAGTTCCGTTAACCGTAGTGGCAACTACAGTGGCTGCTGTAGCAGTAGTAGTAACAGTTAAGCCATTAAATGTTGGGCTAGCAGTGGTTTGTATATCTTGAGTATTAGAGAAAGTAACCTGAGCGCCAGATGTAGTGACCACAGCACCGTTACTTGTTGCAACTGTTACACCCCCTGTAGCACCAGCAAATGACACAACACCAGCATTAGTAAGAGTAATTCCGCCAGTAGTTGCTGAAACAGAAACACCTGTACCAGCATTTAATGACGTAACTCCAGCGTTAGTAATAGTTACAGACCCGCCAAGATTAATTGACGTAGTAGATAGCGTAATTCCAGGACCAGTAGCCAAAGTAATAGCATTAGCCACGACTGCCCCAGAAGTAACTGTAAAGTTAGCGTTGTTAAATGAGGCAATACCCGCAATAGTTGTAGACGCTAGCGTATGCGTACCAGAAGTTACACCAGTTACACGACCGTAAGTATCAACCGTAACGCCCTGTACAATATTAGAAGAGGTGTTACCCGTGCTATTGGTCTGGCTAGTTGCTGTTAAATCAAGACTATTTGCAGTTGGGGTTAGGGTACCAGTAGAAGACTGAATAAGAAAAGTACTACCAGACTTAGTAACACCAACCCCAGCGCTATAAGATACCCCAGAAACAGAAGAGTCTACATATAGTTTATTAGTTACATCTGTAGATGCTGTAGCGGTTGCAGTAACTGTTAAGTTAGCAGCATTAATAGTTGCCGCAGTAGCAGTACCAGTAATATTTGGGGAAACAATAGTTGGCGATGTGCCAAAGCTTGTAAGAGAGGAGTTAACCACATTAGTAGCCAGTGTAGTGCCAGTAACAGAAGACGCGGCAACTCCAGCAACTAAAGTGGTTGCATAAGGTAAGCTATTCCAACGCCTAACTCCATCACCAAATTTAAACTGAGTACTATCTGACTCGTAACCAAACTCACCCACATCTAAGATAGGGTTAACGCCACTCCAAGTAGTAGCAAGTCCACGCCTAATTTTTACAGAAGTTAACTGAGTTGCTGGAGTACCCCCATCAAAGACAGCAACTTGTGCATTAGTAGTAGATGTATCAGCCCACAATACACTATGGTCACTTGGGGCAGAGGAAGTTGTAGTAATACCAGTAGGACCAGTAGCACCTGTGGAGCCAGTGGCTCCAGTGGCTCCAGTAGGTATGCCGAAAGATACAAGCGGCGCAACTGCTGAGCCACTAACTGTAGCCGTAGCCGTAGAGCCAACTGGCAGTGTAGCCGCTGTAGCAGAAATTACAGGAGTAGGACCAGTTGCTCCAGCAGGTCCAGTGGCTCCAATGGCTCCAGTGCTTCCCTGTGGACCCACAGCAGTTCCACTAACAACTACTACAGAAGTAGATGCGGGGTTTACAACAATAACTTCTTGAGTACTAACTGCCATTATTCCACCGTAACTTGACGGTTAGCAAACAATAAACCGCGCACGTAGGTTTCGTTGAAAGACTCATCAGCCTTGTAAATCTGCAAATCCCAGAAAGACTTAAGTGGAAGGTTTAGGGTTTGGTCATGGGTAAGGGATAGAGTCACCTTACCAAGAGCAACGTCAGTAATGGTGCAGGTAATCTCAGCAGCAACTATGGGAGAACCTGGGTAGGTTCTAGCCTGGGCTTTTACTAGATAACCAGTTAAGTTAATTGGGAAGTCAAATGGAACTGACCAAACATCACCCTGAGTAAGGATAATGTCGTAAACGCCCACATTGCTTGGGAGCGGGGTGCGACCCTTCATGTTGTTTTCAATGTAGACACGCTCTGGAATAGTAGAGTCATCAATCTCTTGGGGCATGTAAACAGGAACAAGCTTATTAGTAGTACGAGAAACTCTGCGTAGAGTACCTATTTCAATGCGCCATAAGCCTACGTTAAGAGCAGAGCATAGTTCTTTGTACTGGTCTTTACGCTGACCAATAATATTAGACAACTGGCTAAACCGTTGATTACGAGGAATACTAACGCCATCAGGGGCTTGAATGTTGATATCAAACGCTGAGTCTGTAGCAAGGGCCCACAGGGCCTCTATAGTGGCCAGTAGAGCCACTGGGTACTCTTCTACGGTAGGAATGCTCGCTATGGTTACCTGACTACCGTACGAGTCTGTACGGTTGTCTGTGTGCTGTGTAACGGCTGTATTAACGAAGTTAGTAAGCTCGCTAGTAGTAAAGTAGCGGTAATGAGTTCCAGTAACCCCAATTACAGCGTTATCAGCAGGAGCGGCAGCAAAATGCACTACGCCTAGGTTCTCTTCGACTGTGTAGTCTGTACCCTGAGCCTTAGCAGTTCCATTAATATATACAGCAAACCCGTTAGCTCCAAAAGAATCTACAGGTTTTACGCCCACATAAAAGGCTTTAGTAACGCCGTCACCAGTTAAAGTTACGTCAAATTGTTTGGCACTATCCCCAAGTTCTAAACGAACTCTCGAAAGGAGGTCGGAAAGTATAGCCACAAAAACTCCTTATATACGCTCTATAAATCATGCCTTATTTTTGAATAAAAATCTGGCTAAAACAGAAATGGGGCCCGAAGGCCCCATCCTAAAACCTGCTTAGATGACTCCAGCTAGGTATCCCTTTTCTTCAAGGTGACGAGCGAGTTCTTGGTCAACTTTATACTTTTGACCCGCACGGAAAGAAAAGTAGTTTCCAGCACCGAATGTCATATTTTCAATATCTTCAACAACTCGTATTGTAACGGTCTTATCGCCGCTTGCTACGATTGTTGGTTCATCAACGATAACTGTTGCCGTAGTAGGCTTAGTAGCATCGATAACTTCAGTCTCTAATGCGACTGCTTTTTCTGCGGTAGCCATAGCCATCTGAGTAGCGGCTTCTTGTACGGCTTCTGCATTTTCTTTAATTAGCTGTTCACGCTGACGACCTGTTGCGTCAGTTGGTTTTGCTTTTGATGTTGCCATGAGTGTTTTCTCCAATGTGAGTATCTGTTAAAAGTAGAGAGGGGGCCAAAGCCCCCTCTCTGGGGGTCTTAATTAGTTGGTTTCAGCAACTACGATTGCCTGGTCAGTGATTAGACCAAGACCGAAGATTGAGTACCATGCAAGTGCATGCTCACGTCCGAAGTCTAGGATACCACCATCGCGCAATTCCACAGGAAGTGAGATAGCGTGACCAAAGGCGTTGTCGCCGATGAAGATAGCTGAGTAACGGTCAGCTGCACCAGCACCCGTGAAGGTTGTTGGAGTTGAGTAGCCACCACCAGCAGCAACTGTTGGAGTTGCTACCGCTGAGTCGCCAGCGTAACCTGAGCCAGCTCCACCTGGAACCTTAAGAACCTGAGTGGTTTCAATGAACACGGTGTCGTATAGACGGCCGATTTCACCAAGCATGAAGTTACCAGGAGCGGCATACTTCGAAACTTCGATGAATTCAGGGTTGTCACGAAGAGCACGGCTCTGGTGAGGGTGTACGAATGCAACGTAGGTTTCGCCCAGTCTTGGGATGTTCTTTGTTGCAAGGGTTTCAACAGCATCCTTGACGGTTGCGGTTGTTAGACCAAAGTTGCCAGTTAGGCCTGCGCGTGATGCGCCCTTGGTTCCCTTGTCGTACCAGTTGTTAACTGCTCCAAGATTGGTGCGGTCATAACCGTAGATTACAGAAGTGGCACCGTAAAGGGTGTCGCGTGAAATCTGGTCAAGGTAGATAGCCATGTTGCGACCCAATAGACGTGAGGCAGAAGCCATAACATCATCGAATGAAGCGTTCAGCAAGAGTTCTGACACAGCAAGAGCATAACCATGCTCAGAAACTGTGATTGAGAACTGCTGTGCAGTCAAAGCATTGGTAGTCATACGTACGCCTTCAACCAATGGCTGTGCAAAACCAAGGTTGTTGTAACGCATGAAGTTAATTTGCAAACCTGGTGCAACACCAAGTTCGGTCTTCTTTACAGCAAACTGTTCGAAACGCAGGATTGGCATAGCCTGGAAAAGAATTTCCTTCGACCAAATCTGCTGAATAGCCTGAGTTAGCTGCGAGTTTGTGCCTGAGTAGGCGGTAGGTGACGCGGCAAGATTGCCTGTACCTGTTAATGAGCTAGCCACTTGTGACTCCTATATATAGTTTGTTTATGATTTCGGGTTTAACCAAGAATGCCTGTTGAACGGCCTTGAGCCGCTGGGCTCAAAAGTTGGTCACGGTACTTGGCATATTCAGCAATCGGCATATTGGCAATATCCTGAGCATTGAACTGTCTAGTACCAGTTTCGATATCCAGCGGACCAGCATTCGGAGGAGTAGTGACTCGTGTTCCAGTCATGTCCCTACGAGCAGCTTGAGTAGCCTGCTGTACGTTATCCATGATACTGGAGGTTTTAGCCTTTAGTCCTGCGATACTGGATTCAATTTCCTCTGATGAGGACCCGTTCACCATTTCGATAAGTTCAGGAAGGATGTTATCCCGTTCTTGCTCGATACGCTGGTTACGGTAGTTAGTGATTTCTGTAAAATTACGTTCGCGCTCTAGTAGTGCAAATGCACGCTCACGCTCTTCGCGTTCGCGGTCTAACTGCTCTGACCATTCTTGTTCTTTTACTTTAAGAAGGTCCCGAACTTCAAGCTCTTCTTCTTGTTTACGCTTAGTTTCCTCAGCAAAAGCTGATTCACGAGCAGCTGCTTCAGCAGCTTTAGCTTCGACCTCTAACTGACGGTCACGCTTTAGTAAGTCAAGTTCCTCTTTAAGTTTGTCAATCTGAGGATAAAGCTTATCCTTTTCCTGACTACGAACTTTAGCAAGGTCATCTTCAGTGTAAAACTTCTGACCATTGTTATTAGTTACAGCAGATGGGGCATTTTCGTTCACAGTAGCGGTTACTGGGTTGACATTAGATACAGTTTCAGCTTCAGCTGCAAATGCACTTATATCAGGGTTTACAGACGTATCCATAGTATTTCCTTAGTTTTCTCTGGGTCGTTTTCCGAATTATTAACACAAATGACCATACGTATATTTCTATATTCAATTTTTGTACACTTAACTACTTTTGTCTATGTAAACTAAAGTAATTAATAGTTTTCCGTTGGAACCCTACGGTTAGGTATGTTAGTTCCATACGCCTTTGTTACGAGGTCTATTCTTAGCTGCTGTTCGCCTTGTTCTGTGGCAACAGTAGCCATATCTATGATAGGAGGTGGCAACATAGGTCCACCTGCTTCTGGTCCTCCAGGAGGGCCACCAGGAGCAGCTCCAACAGGTACAGGCTGTCCGCCTAGACCTCCTGAAAGCATTCCTGTTAGGTTAGCGATAGTGTTTTCAATCTGGGTTTGTACCAGTTTGACAGCGCCATCAGCCTTAGCATCTTGTAGAAGTTCCATACGGATTTCTTCAAGTTTTTCTACGGGGAACTCTTCACCTAGGGTACGCAAGGCACCAGCCTTTGATTCTAAGCCCAGAGACATCTTTGTCTGGACTTCGTTAAGAAGAATTAGCTTGTCTAGAGGAAGAGGTGGCTCAAAGTGAACATAGTTCTGGAAAGTCAATGGGTCGTTAGGGTCAAGCATTTGCGCTTCGCCAGCTGAAAGCTCTCCGTCAACTGTCGGGTTCCACATAAGAGACTCTGGCTCTTTAATAGTAAGGTTTAGAAGGATTAGTTCATTAATTCTTTGGACACCGCGGGAGTACTGAGTAACTTTCTGGTTCCACTTGTTCATCAAAGGTTGGAACTGAATAGAAAGGGCAACGCCCGAAGTATTAGAAATAGGTTGCGCCATACCAAGAGCAGTTTCAGGAACACCTGTAAGTTCGTGCATAGCTTTCTTAATGATGGCTAGGAAGTCCATAGCACCACGTAGGCCCTGTGCTCCACCCTCAAGGTTCTCGACACGAGCATCCTTAGGCAAACCACCCCAGACCTTGTTGGCACCTTTTTCTAACTGGTTAGCTTTAGCGCCAATGATGACAGTAACAGGAGCAGCGTGGTAATTAACAATATCTGCAATGTCAGTCGATACTTCATTATATGTACGATTAAGAGGGATAATGTCGTAACAATCAGCCAGACCCCAAGGACTACCAGAGATACGAATATTAGGAATATGCACAACTGGAATAACGCCAAGAGGATTAGGGCGCGAATCAATAAGTTCATCGTTGATATATTCTTCAATAATGTCATCGGTCAAAATTTCCGTGTAGGTAAAGACCTGACGGGTGCCCTCTAAAGATGTGCCCCAGAAACGGTACTTGAGCTTGAAACGGATAAGACGCTCTCGGTCATGCGGGTGAAACTCAGGAAAACAAAAAGAAGCATTTAATGGAAGAACTCGTACTTTACCAGCATGCCCACGACCTACAGAGTCAACATAGCC